AGGCTAATGTGGACATCTCTGACAGTTTCATTCCTTTGGCTCACGACAATTCATCAACTCTCAAAGCAGGTTTCCAAGCAAAGAACAATGAAACTTTTAACAACAATGCTAACTATTACCAAAACAAAGTAAACAACAAAGACTATTCGCAAGGAGTCTGGTCAATTAGGCGCAGAAGAATGAATAGTTGGGACTAATGAGTCACCCAGAACAAGTACAGTTTTTTACTTCTATTTACAAAGCACACAGAGAAGCCTTTAATGGTAAAAAAGTTTTAGAAATAGGCTCACTATACATTAATGGATCTTTAAGGGATATTTTTCAAGGAACAAGTGAATATGTTGGTGTTGATTTAGGCGCTGGTCTAGGGGTAGATGTTATTTCAAGAGGACACAAAATTCTTTTTCAGGATAACTATTTTGACGCAAGTGTGTCGGCTGAATGTTTTGAACATGACCAATTTTGGGATAAAACTTTTCAAAAAATGGTAGATGTAACAAAACCACAAGGCTTTATTGTTTTTAGTTGCGCTACCACAGGCAGAGCAGAGCATGGAACATCAAGAACTGATGCCGGATCTAGTCCCTTTACACAAGAGTATTATCAAAATTTGACCGAAAAAGATTTTGAACATAAATTTAATATTTCTAAACTTTTTCAACAATACGAGTTTATTCTAGAAAAAAACCACCACGATCTATATTTTTGGGGACAACTTTTTTAGACTAAACTAAGAACAACGAGTTTAGGAGTTATCTTGGCAATCACAAACGGATACGCAACTTTGGCAGAAGTCAAAAGCGCGTTACGCATATCTGACAATGTTGATGACACTTTGCTGGAAATGGCAGTTGAATCTGCTTCCAGACTAATTGATGGCTATGCAGGCAGAGTCTTTTATTCAATAGGAACAGCAACTAGATACTTTGTTGCCCTTGACGATTACAACGTGGAGATAGATGACATTTCATCGAGTACCATCACTTTGCAATCCTCAAACAATGCTGATGGAGTTTTTAACAACACTTGGACTATTAATGATTACCAACTAGAACCACTTAACGGAGTTTTAGATGGACAGTCTTGGCCATACACCAGCATTAGAGCAATAGGACAATATCTATTTCCAACATCAGGTGGAGAAGCCTTGATCAAACTAACAGGAGTTTATGGTTGGTCATCTGTTCCGGTAGCAATTAAACAAGCATGTATTATTCAAGCCTCAAGAATTTTTAAGAGATTAGACAGTCCACTTGGTGTTGCTGGCTTTGGAGATTTAGGCGTTATGCGGGTTTCATCACAATTAGATCCGGATGTTGCCCAACTTGTTTCTGTATATCGTAGGATGAGAAATTTTATTTAATGGCACAAATTTCAGAACTTAGAACTGGAATAGCAACTAACCTTGCAACAATTTCTGGTTTAAGAACAAGTTCAACTCTTCCCGATAATCCCAGTCCTCCAATAGCGTTAGTAACACCAGTCTCTGTATCCTTTGATGACACATTTAGAAAAGGAATGCAAACCTACACTTTTGTTATCTCTGTCATTGTTGGAAGAGTTGATGAAAGAACAGCACAAAACAAACTCGATGCCTATGTTTCCAGCACAGGAAGTTCAAGCATCAAGTTAGCAGTTGAATCAGATAAAACATTAGGTGGGAAAGCCTACGATTGTAGAGTCACCGAAATGAGAAATTATGGCCAACTCACAATTGGTGATGTAATATATTTAACAGCAGAGTTCACACTACTTTGTTACGCAGACTAATGATCAAACAGGAGAAATAAATGGCTAAATTTGCCGCAACAGACTATAAAATTACAGTTGGTGGTGTAGATTTCAGCGCAAACTTAAACAGCGTGGAATTAACACAAGAAGCAGACGAATTAGAAACCACAGCATTTGGTTCAGCATGGAGAACCAGAATTGGTGGACTAAAGACTGGTTCAGTAACACTAAACTTTATGCAAGACTTTGGTTCAGGTTCAGTTGATGCAACATTGAACCCTTTACTAGGCACAATTGCAACAGTAATTATTCAATCAGCCGGAACTGTGACAGCAACCCAACCTAAATACACTGCAGAATGTCTTGTCACACAGTATTCTCCATTTTCGAGTTCAGTCGGTGATATCGCAACACTTTCTGTAACTTGGCCAACAACTGGAACTGTTACAAGAGGTACTGTCTAAATATGAAACTAAACTTGCGCGTTACATATCCAGGTTCAGCACCAAAAGAAATAACCTGTTCTGCTAAAGATCTAGTTGCGTTCGAAGAAAGATTTGACAGGTCAGTTGCAAAACTCCAAGAAGAGTTTAGATTGACTGATCTGTTATATCTTGCTTGGCATTCTGAAAAAAGAACCAATGCAACTAAAAAAGATTTTGATAACTGGTTAGATGATGTTGATTCAGTTGAAGTGAGCGACCAAGACCCAAAATAGTTGGACTGGGAGATGCAAGTGCTCATTGGTACATCGCGTATCTTTCAGTTGAAACAGGGATCGCCCCATCATTACTGATGCAAGAATCTGACAGAATGTTATTTACATTGGGAATGTATCTGCGCTGGAAAGCAACGGAGATGACAAGAGCAAATGTACATTAATGAAAAAGTGTTAGGGATCAATCAGTCAATTGCTGTATTAAACCAATTTGATCGTCAAATCGTCAAAGATTTGAGAAAAGACTTGTCTTTGGCCGCATCTCCTCTTGTTAATGCAATCAGAGCAAATATTCCAACTTCAGCACCAATTCGTGGTTTCTCACACAACGGAAGAACTGCTTGGCCTAAAAGACCTGTCAAGTTGCAAGTGAAACTTTTAACCTCAAGAAGCAAACGCAGGCAGAGAAGCGAGACAGTAAAAATTATTTTAACAAATGCCGGTGTTCAGATCGCTGATCTTGCAGGGAAAAAGAACGATGTCAAAACATCTGGAACAACTAGGGCATACGCAAAGGGAAATGTGATTATGCGCCACAAGTTAAATGGGCAAGGAAAGTTTATGATTGATGCCTTAAATCAAACTGGACGTGGGCGAGCATCTAGATACATTTGGCCAGTAGTTGATAAATACAAAGAAAGAATTACAATGGAGATTAACCAAACCATTGAATCAGCAATCATTCGTGGTTCCGCAGAACTCAACAAGAAAGTTGCTTAAATAAATGGCAATTATTATCCCGATTTCTTCAAGTTGGGATCCTAAAGGGTTAGACAAAGCCGTTAATGACATTAACAAGGCTGGATCTCAATTATCTGCAATTAACAAAAATACTAAAAAACAAAGTGATAACTTTAGTGCTTTTGGCGACTCTGTAAAAAAACTTGGGATCGCTCTTGTCGCCACTTTTGGCGCAAAACAAATCGGACAATTTTTTTCATCATCTATCAAAGGTGTTATTGAACTTGAGGCTTCACAGCACCGATTAAGAAAACTTCTTTTGACAACTGGTGCAGCGACTAACTACCAAGTTGATTTATTACTAGACCACGCAGATGCGTTAGAAAAAGTTGGCGTTGTTTCTAAAGAAAACATTTACATTGCTCAGTCTCAGTTAGCGACATTTGATTTAAGTGCTAAAACCATTAAAGATCTAACACCAGCAATTCTTGATTATGTAACTGCTGAAAAAGGTGCTTCTGCTTCTGCAGATGATTTTAAGTCTATGACGAATGGGCTTGCCCAAGCATTACAAGGCAACTTTGCTTCTTTAACTAAAACTGGTTTTGTTTTAGACGAAAACACTAAAAAACAAATTAAAACAGGAACAGAATCACAAAGAGTTGCAGCAATTATTGGGGTATTGGATTCCACATATAAAGGCTTCAACAAAAGTTTGTTAGATACACCTGAGGGCCAACTTGTTAAATTAAAACAAGGTTTCGGTGACTTAAAAGAAGAAGTTGGATATGGACTTTTAAGATCACTTCAACTTGTTAATGGAGCATTAGGCGATGTAGGCGTCACTACTGAAACAGTAGCCGAAAAATTACAAGGTATGGGAAAAGAAGTTGGTTTGGTTATTGAAGGGCTTGGCGCTTTAACTGCTGAAGTCATTACATCGGCCAACAGCACAGAAAGATCATTTAAAGGATTGCTTGCAACTTTCGTTACAGAAATCACGAGTGCTGCATTAACTGTACCTAGATGGATTGTTGATTGGTTACAAGGCAAAGCCCCAAGTACACAGTTCCCTAAAGCAAACGCTAGTCACGCAGAACATTCAAAACTAGCAGTTGCTGCAAACAAAGCCAGAGAAGCGTTGAAAAGCCAAGATGTTGTAACAAAAGATTTAGCGAAAACACAAGACAACTTAAAGAAAAACACAGAGTCACTAATTGAAACAAGTATTAGTTATGCCAAGTTTGTTGCTGGTACCACTCCACAATCAATACAGGGCGCAACAGCGCTGGCTCAGGGCGCTCTTGCCACTATACAAAAACAAATGTCTAAACAACCTAAAATTAACGATGATCTTGTTAAATCGTTCAAGGATCTAGCAACAGTTATTCAAACCAATTTTTCTTACGCTTTGGATCAAGCAAAAACTAAACTTAATGAAGCCAAACAGCAGTACGACACTTTCAAGAACTCAATAAAAAGTGCTATTACAGGGGTTATCAGTTTTACAACCATTGAAGAGGGTTCAACTTTTCTTGACACTCTGACTGAACAATCTAAAAAAGCGCAAGACTTCGGTGGCAAAATACAACAACTTTTGGCTATGGGATTGAACCAAAGTGCTATTACACAAGTTGCTGACGCAGGTTATGAAGTTGGATTAACGATTGCAGATGAAATAATTGCTGGTGGATCTACAGTTGTACAACAAGTTAATACTTTAGTTGCTAGTGTTGAATCTGTTGGCGAAACTGTTTCAACTTCTTTGGCTGAACAATTTCATTCTGCTGGAGTTAATGCTGCACAAAGTTTAGTTGATGCTTTAATTAATGAACTGAATGCTTCTGCCGCCATAATTGCTGAAGCAATAAAAAATGCTACAGAAGGTGGATCTACTACACCCCCACCTAAAAAATCTCCACCACCTAAAAAATCTCCACCACCTAAAAAGACACCACCCCCACCTAAATCATCCAAACCATTTGATTTTGGTTTCAGAGCAAATGGTGGTCCAGTAAAATCTGGTTTCCCATACATAATAGGTGAACGTGGCCCAGAACTATTTATGCCAAACACTAGTGGTTCTATAATTCCAAATAACAAACTATCTTCAAAAAGTAGTTCTAACATTAACATTACTGTAAATGCAGGAATTGGTGCAAATGGAGCACAAATTGGTCGGGAAATTGTTGATGCTATTAAAAAATATGAAAGAACATCTGGTCCAGTTTTTAAGGGTGCATAAATGGCAGTACCAAACACAACAGTAGAGATCGGTTTTGATCTTTCTTCTTTAGGTGGCCCATTCTTTACTTTAGATGACCCTGTTCAAGGTGTTTTAGATAACACAGACTTTGTTTTAGGTGGAACTTTATTTTATGATGTTTCAGAATATTTATTAGATTTGCAAGTAAATCGTGGAAGAAGTCGTGAACTTGATAGATTTAATGCTGGTTTATCTAATGTTGTTTTTAATAACAGATCCAGAATTTTTGATCCTTTATACAGTTCAAGCCCCTATTATGGACAAATTGTTCCACATCGTGAAATTCGTGTCAAAGCCAATGGAACAGCAGTTTTTTATGGGATTGTTGATGACTGGAATTTAGATTATTCCCCAAATGGCGATAATACTGCAACTGCAAGTGCTTCTGATGGTTTTAGTTTATTAGCCACCCAGTCTTTATCTGCCCATACAGCAATTGTGGAACTTTCAGGAGAACGAATTTCATCTGTTTTAGATAAACCCGAAGTCAATTGGCCACTTGAGTCAAGACTAATTGAAGATGGTTTAACTACTTTACAAGCCAACCCTGTTGATCAAGGAACAAATGTTTTAGATTATTTACAAACCATTACTTCTAGTGAACCAGGGTTTATTTTTATTGGGAAAGACGGCAATTTTAATTTTCAACAAAGAACACAAGACATTTCATCAAGTTCTGTTAAAACTTTTACTGACGATGGAACAGGGATCCCTTTCAATAATTTACAAGTTGTGTATGGCTCAGAACAGTTGTATAACAGGGTAAGTGTTACAAGATTAAATGGTGAAACTCAAACAGTTGAAGATACTGATTCACAAAACCAGTACGGAATTTCAACACTCGAGTTAAGCAACTTGTTGTTAAATAGTGACACAGATTCACTATATTTAGCATCATATTTACTTTCTAAATATGCTGAACCTGAATACAGGTTTGAGGCACTAGAGATTGAACTTGCAAGACTAGACACTACTGAACAAAATCAGGTTTTAGGTTTGGAATTAACAGATGTAATTAGAATCATATTTACACCTAATGGGATCGGTTCGAGTATCGATCAATATGCGTTAATTACTGGAATACAACACCAAAGCAACTCTGTGTCATATAGGGTTACAATTGGACTAAGTACCCTTGATTATGCTAACTTTGTGTTAGATGATTTAGTGTTTGGACAACTAGATGATGATAGATTGGGTTTTTAATGGCAATTAAAACTTTTATAGCAGGCGAAGTATTAACTGCCGCAGATGTAAACACATACATAAATAATTACAGAGCAGATCTTGTTTCACCTAGTGAAACCACACTTATTTCTGCAACTGCCGCAACAGGCACAGTGACCTGCGATATAGCCAACACTTCAGTTACTTATTACACAACTAACGCAAGCGCAAACTTTGTACTAAACTTTAGAGGTAATTCATCCTTGACAGCCGATACATTTATTGCAACCAGCGATGCTGTCACACACGTGTTCTTAAACACAAATGGAACAACTGCTTATTACCCAACAGCCTTTCAAATTGATGGAACAGCAGGAACACCTATCTGGCAAGGTGGTGTTGCGCCAACAGCAGGGAACGCTTCATCAGTTGATTCTTATGCTTTCACTATTGTGAAAACTGCGGCAACTCCTACTTACCAAATTTTGGCCTCTCAAACACAATTCAAATAAAGGATCGACACAAAAATGCCAATTGTTGGTTCTTTCGCTGGGGCTTCTGCTCGTTCTTATGGTTTAGGTGCAGGTGCGCTGGCTCTTG